CGTCAGGCCCATGTCGAAGCCCATCGCCTTCAGATCGCCAAGCTCGACCGGCAGCAGCTCGGTATCCCAGCCGGCGTTCAAGGCTACTTTGTTGTCGAGAATGACGTACGCTCGCCGCTGCGTCTCGGTCCAGCCGGTCGCCACCATTACCGGCACCTCGGTAAGCCCGAGGCTCTGCGCGGCCAGGACGCGGCCGTGGCCGGCGATGATCGTGCCCTGCTCGTCCACAAGAAGCGGAAAAGTCCACCCGAATTCCCGGATCGACGCCGCGATCTGCGCGATCTGCGCGGGGCTGTGGGTGCGGGCGTTGCGGGCGTACGGGATCAGGCTCTCCAGGGGCCGGCGCTCGAGGCGATCCGCCGGCCATACCCGACCCGGTGTCGGCACAGGGGCCGGTTTCCGGCCCGTTCGGCGCGTTGCAGCCGTCTCAGCGGTCATTGTTGCCTTTCATGACAAGGCCCCGGAACGGGCCGATTCCTGGCGGTATTGGCGGACGGGAAAAATTCTCTGCGTGAGCCCCACGCCGGCAGACGGTCCCAAAAGCCCCAAGGATCAAGGTCCCCCCGGGGTCCGTGCAGTGCGGCGTGCGCGCTCGGCGGCAGTTTTCAGGCTGTGGTGCGATGGGCAGAGCAGCCAGACGTTCGTGCGCTCCAGCGGCGCGCCACCGTCGTTCAGTTCAACAATGTGATCGACGAACATGCGTCGCTCGGCACGACCGCAATCCGGCGCCTGGCATCGTCCACCTGCTTCGCGTCGAACACGATCGCGCAGAGCGATCCATGCAGGCGACGAGTAGAACGGGTCCGCCACCTTGGGCGGCAGAGCCGCCGTGCGCAGATCCGCAGACCCGACGCGCGGCTGCAGCGCCTGTAATCCCACGATCAAGATGCTCCGAAGAAAGCAATGCGATGATCGGCTTGTTCGCTTGGTTGATGCCGCGAACGAAGCGCTTATGCGGTCACCAACGACGGAGACCGACATGCGCCGCGCCGCCCTCGACGCCTACATCGCCAAGAAGATCGAGATCGACACGATGCTCGCGCGCCTCAAGGCACTGAGCGACGACCACTTCGGCGTCGCCCCCGACGAGGTCGACTGGGGCCACGTCGGCACCCTTGCCCACTACGCCGAGCTGCTGAAGCGCATCACCGACAGCGCCTTCAGGGAAGGCGAGTACGCCGAATAGCAACCGACCAAGCTTCCAGCCCCGACCGGCTTCGGCTGGCGGGGCTCTGGTCAGTAGGAGCCGCGACGGTCGCGGCCCGCACACGGAGCAACGACCATGGCCAAAGCCACCCGCAAGACAACGACCACCAAGACCAAGCGCGCCGCACAGAAGCCTGCGCCTGCCGAAGCAAAGGCGCCGCGTCCTCCCAGCAAGCAGGCCCGTCTCGTCGAGATGCTGCGCCGGCCCGAAGGCACCACGATCGAGGAGATCGTGAAGGCGCTCGAATGGCAGGCTCACACAGCCAGAGGAGCCATCTCCGGCGCGCTGAAGAAGAAGCTGGGACTCGCAATCGAGTCCCAGAAGATCGATGGCCGAGGCCGCGTCTACCGGATAGTCGGATAGGCCTGCGCGATCACCGAACCGGCGGCTGCGTCACGGCGTAGTCGCCGGTTTGTCGTTCATGTTGTTGGTGATGTCTGCCGCACACGCGTAGCGCGAGCATAGCTCAAAAACTACCTGATCCGGCCGAAACTGTCTTAGCGAAAAGTGTCTGCAGGTCCGGTTTTCTAGTCGGCACCGCTTCCTCATCAGAATTGGGCAGCGTGAACACCCCCGTGGGTGAAGACTACAAGTGCCGACCAACATCCATGCGCTGATGTAGCACGCGAACGACGACAAGATCCGATTCGACGAGGCGGTAGAATACGAGATGGGAACCGACGAGATACTTGAAGTAGCCATCCCGGATATCGACGGGACGCCCGGCCTTCCTGCCGGCCACCAGACCATCGAGCGCATCGACGATGGCGTTGTGATAGCTGTCTGCCTGCTCGAGCGACCAGTTCTTTGACGTGTAGAGCCAGATTTCTTCGAGGTCGGCTACCGCCCGTGGAGTAAGCCGGTAGGCGAGCCGCCTACCGGGCATGCCTGGCTCTCATCCGCTTCAGGAATGCCTTGCTGTCGAACGATACCGGTGGCCCAGATTTCTCGCCGGCGATGAGTGCATCCTGGAGCGCCTTTACCTTGGCCTCATGCTCTTCCAGCAGTCGCAAGCCCGCCCGCACGACATCGCTGGCCGATCCGTAGCGGCCGGTTTGAACCTGCACGTCGATGAATTCGGCAAAATGGTCGCCGAGCGATACAGACGTGTTCCGTGCCATGTCACACCTCCCTGGTTACCACCAGTATGTACCAATCTATGGTACTTTACATTGGGTCGGATCGGATCGCATGCGAATTTCCGCTGCCACCAAGGAACGCCCCGCTACGTCCTGCCGTAGCCGGCCCAGAGCATGCTTTGAAAGGAAGAGCCGGTTTCCTTTCATTGTGCGTGAGGCTTTGAAAGGTTCCGTTCACGTCTGGTGACGGACCCGGGCAATCGCCGTGCGCCGGCCCAGACGTGCCAGTCCTTGTCGGCCATTTAGCCGCCAGGCAATGAGGCAGAGCGCGTAGAGCCAGTGCTCATGCGCCGCGGCGCGGGCCAACCCCACCCTCCAGCAGACGTCCTTCCAGCGCATGCCGCCGGCCCGCAGCCAGACGATCTTCGAGTCCGTGGGCTCGAGCCAGGCGAACCATTGCAACGCCTGCTCCATGCGGTCGATCGCAGCTGCAGACGGTGGCGGCAGACGCATCGGCTCCGGGTTCTGCCCGACCAGGTCCGAGAACTCGACGAACATCTGGGGCCACGTGCTGAAGTAGCCCTGCCCCCGTTGCGCGGGAAGCCGCCGCAGAACTGCAGCCGCCTCGATCAACCGCGCCTCGACCATCTCCGGCGTCCAGTCAGCCATGTCGCGTCTCCTGTCGCTTCGGCCTGTTGCCGTATAGCTTCTCGCCGAGCTGGCGGATCAGCTCGCGCTCAGGCCAGGTCAGACGTTCGTCGTCGGCATCGACGACCAGCACGCGCTGCGCCTGCCAGCCCTGTCGCTTGATGTCCTCGGGCGGCTGGCGCTCGCCGCCGAAGCCCCGCGGTGCCCACCTCATCGCGTCACCTCGTTAAGCAGCGCCGCATAGCCGATCACATCGACCATGCTGTCCTGGTGGCCGGGATCGCGCCGCAGCCGGGCCAGCTTGAGGTCCAGCATGCAAAGCACGACCTGCGCTGGGGTGACCGGGTGACCGAGCGTGACAGACCAGCGGGCGGCAATGGCGGCCATGCTCTGGCGCGGCTCGCCGTAGGTCTTGCTGCGATCAGCCAAGACGTCGGCCGCGTGCTTCAGCAAGGCCGCGCTCATCGCACGCCTCCCCGGGTCTGCAGGGCCCACAGCAGGATCGCGATGGCATCGGCTTCGTTATCGTCGGCCGGGTTGTAGCCGCGCTCGCGGACAGCGGACATGACCGCGGCCTTGTCGGCATTGCCCTTGCCAGTGATGAACCGCTTGATGGTGCCGACCGGCACGCCCTGGTAGGCGATGGCCTGCTCCTCGCACCAGGCAGTCATCGTCGCGAGCAGGCCGCCGTGAACGTGGGCAGCGTCTGTGCCGAGATGCCGACGAACCTCCTCGAAGTGGATGGCCGCAATGCCGGGCGCATCCTGCGCGATGCCCTCCAGCCAGGCGCCGAACCGGAGATACCGCATGCCACCGCCGTCGTAGCGGCTCGGCCGGAACGAGACGGTACCGCTCACGATGCCGCCGTCGGGCAGCGCCATGGCCCAGCCGGTCGTGGTGCCAAGGTCGAGGGCGAGCAGGACGCGCACGGCCAGATGGGGTGGGTGCGCCGACCGCGGTCTTGCGCCGCCGGCGTGAGGGGTCACAGTCGTCTCAGCCATGATGATCTCCGTCGAGGGGGTGGTCGTGGTCAGGGCGGCGACGGAGCGGTTCTTGGCGGAGCTCTCCGTCGTCGTCCGGCTTGGGGGATTTGGGTGCAATCGGGTGGCCCCGTGGCGTGAGGGAGGCGCATCACAGCACCTCCTTCAGCCAATCGGGGGGATCCAAGATCGGGGAACGTTGATTCGATGCGCGAACAGGTTCCCCGGCACGTTCCCCCTCGTAACCCTTTGAAATTTCAGGTCTGGGGGAACGTGGGGAACCTGGGGAACCTTTTTGGCTGCCTTCTCTCGCATGCGCGTGCGCGCGCGCGTGTGTAAGGGTTGGAAAAGGTTCCCCAGGTTCCCCACGTTCCCCGGAGCCTTTGTTTTCAATGGGATAGGTCGGGGAACCTTGCTTCATAAGGTTCCCCTCCGAAGCCAAAGGTTCCCCCCCAAGCGAAGTCTTGCCTTGGTTCTCGAGGCGAAGCCTCCACCGCTTCGCCTGGTGCGAGATACCGACGAGCTGAATGCGCACCATTATCGAGCCGATGTCGAACACTCGATCGCGCATCTTCGCGAGCGCCATTCCCAGACGCGTGCGCTGCGACTTGTCGTTGCCCGATCCCAGTGGCAGCGGCGGTTCGCACTCACTTGCCAGGGTGTGAAGATCGCCCGTCCCGATGTCGGCCGTCCCGAACCGGTCCCACCACGCCGACACAAAGCTGCGCCAGGCACCGCCCTCGCTGTCGGAGGCCTCCATCATCTCGTCGAGGTTGCCCAGGAAGCCCTCGATGCCGGCCACCTCGAGCACGCCGCCCATGATCTGCGCCCAGGACTCGTAGCTTCCAATCGTACGTGTGCCGGAGGGCCGTCCGGCGGCGATCCAGGCGCGGCCGAGGGTGAGACAGGCAGAGACGAGCCGCGCGCGATTGGCGCGGACCCAGACCATGAGATCAGGATGACGAAAACCAGTGCGCAGCCCCGGGCTGGCGACCCCCGCATCGAGCCGGATGCGCACCAACCGGCGCGCCATCTCGTTGGAGAAGGTCGGGTTGTTGCCGGTGGCGACCCACAGGCTGCGGATCGGCAGCCGGGTGATCTCCGAGGCCCCGAGGATGCGGTCCTCCCAGAAGGGTGCCGTCAGCGCGGCGGCGAGGGCGGACGCATCGAGCTGGCGCTTCAGGTTGTCGATCAGCACCAGCACCGGGATCTGCCGCAGCTTCGCGGTGATGCGCTTGCGCCATTCTTCCTCGTCGGTGCCCTCGGTCATCGCGCCCACGCCCGAGCCGGTGAGAATGGTCGCGATCGCGTCGACCATGAGCGTGGCACCGGTGCCGGGGGTCGGCTTCTCGATCAGGTGGAGCGGTGTCGGTCCATCGATCATGGCCCGCAGGAAACCCAGCAGCAGGAGCGCCACGGCATGGGCCCGCTCGGCCGGCGAGGTGAAGGGGAATTCGCCCAGGAGGTCGTCCACGATCAGCGCGCGGGCGGCGGCGATCTCCCCGGCGGTCGGGTGCTCGGGGATCGGCGGCACCTCGAACCCGGGCACCGGCTGGTAGAGGAGCCGCGCATCGGCGTGGTAGCCCGGCTCGGTGAGAAGCACGCCGCCCCGGCCGAACACCGGGGTGGTGACGATGCCGGCCAGCACCGGAAGAGCAGGAT